TGAAGTATTATGTCTACTTGGTGATTGGACTTATATTCTTAGCGGCCACTGTCATCACTTATAGATACTATGTGTCACCATCAATGAACAAGAAGTTTGTAGAGAATAGAGAATTCATGCCCGAAGGTGTCGATTGGAATAGCGCTGAGATCTACATATTTTATGCAGATTGGTGCCCTCACTGCAAAACTGCTGCACCACACTGGGATGAGATAATCAGGACATATGATGGCAAGACTATTAATAGAATAAATATAGAGTTCCATAAAGTAAACTGCACAGAGTCCGACAGCGCAGAATGCGCACCTCTTCTTAACAAGTTCAAAATTGAAGGATATCCGACGGTAAAAATGGTATTAGGTGACGAGGTAATTGACTTTGACGCAAACCCAACAGTTCAAAATCTTACACAGTTTATAACTACTGTAATAGGGTCACCACCTTCATACCTTGACAAAAAGGCGGAAAGCTCTGATGACGAAACGTTTGGCAAAAAACAAATCATCAAGACTGATGGAGATGGGAATGAGTATTAGTAAAGCTATCGCCTATATTAAATCCATCATCCAAATATTTAATTCTCAAGCTTTTGTCTCTGAAAGTCTGTATAAGGGTGATTAGACTAAATAGTTCCATTTCCACAAAGATTTCGTTGTCTGTCTTTTCGTAAGTCTTTTTGTCATAGAGGACTCTCTTAAAAATTTGGAATGTGAAGTCCATTAGATTTGTTTCGTCGTCTACAACTATGGACTCTACTTTTTTTTCAAATGTACACTTAATGCATAACATATTATCTTTATTTATCTTATCAGCTATTGCATACTCTAGTGGATAATTAATCATACAGCCAGGATCAATATAGCATTTTTCCTCTACAATAGACGGTTCAAAAATAACAGGTATAGACGTAGAATAATATATGCAGTCCAATAGTTTATAGTCAGGATATGTATTATGAGAAAGCTCTACTATGGTATTACTATTTAAGTCTAATGTATATATTTTAAATGTTGTACTGTTATACTCGTAGAATTCCTTCATTGTTATGTCACATGATAGTCCTTTTGATCCTAATAAAGGTCTCAATATCTCATTGGTGATGTTTTTATTAAACATGCCTTTGTTTTTATATATGCCAAACATCATGTCAGGTGTCATATCAACTAGATTTCCCCAGGGTCTGTTTATCACATAATCAAGGATTTCGTCTGGTTCCACTAGTGTCAGGAACATAGAAGCAACAAGAGCTCCAGCAGATATGCCGTATACATTTTTTACAGTATTCATTGCTATCACTTTATCATCTAATAACTTCTTAATAAGACCTACCATTTTCATTCCACCATGATATGCACCTCCGCTCAATACTAATGTATCTAACATTTATATTTATGAAGTTTTATTGTTTTTTTTTTCTTACGAAAAATTAAATATAATGACACATATATTTAATTTAGCAGACGATGATGACCTAACCGAAAAGATAAGTCTAGATGATCTCTATGAGAAAAAACGTCAGAGTGATTTAGTAACAGTTAATATATACAATAAAATATTAACACGCATACACACTAGGATAAAACTTACTTCAAGAACTAGCAAGAACAGTCAGTTCACAACATTTGTTGTTCCTGAGATGATGATTGGTATTCCGACATCTCAATACAATGGTGGTGAATGCACTGCATATTTAATGGAGAAACTCAAAGAAAACGGCTTTATGGTAAAATATACACATCCAAATTTGCTATTTATATCATGGGCACATTGGATACCTGACTATGTTAGAACTGAGATAAAGAAAAAAACCGGAACCGCTGTAGATGGCCATGGTAATATCAACAGCAAAAACAAAGGCAGTCGCTTGGAAGACGAAGACGACCCTACTATGTCTATATTCAATAGTGGCAAGATGAACAAAAAGAAGGATAAAGATAAAGATAAGGATTTTAAATCTATTAATAGTTACGTTCCTAGCGGAAATCTAGTTTATAATGAAGACCTTTTGAATAGGCTAAATACCAAAATGAGTTAATAAACTATTATATTCATAACTTATTAACTAGAAAGATTACCTGCGGCGGGATACATTGCTTCCTCTGCGGCAGAAACTGCGACGGCGTCCAGTTACATATTTGCAACCAGGGCGTTTGCTGCAGTGCTTGCGAGTTAGGCGGCGGCAGCTAGAATGCTTGACGCGACGTCTGTATGATCTCAAAGCGGCCTTACGTGAAGCCGGATGTCTATATCTTCGTTTTGCCATTATAAATATTGTAAAGAAAATTTTTTTATTTTTCAAAATAGTTGACATTGGGCTTTATCTTGCGAATGAATCCATTGGTATCTTTAATGGACTCTATTGTTGTAGTATCTTCATTAATATTAGGATTTATCTGGTTATTACTAATGGCATTAGTCTCCAGAATATTTCTAAACCACCATAATAATATGACTGTATTCTTTTTGCTAGGATCAGAGGTCACCGGGGTAGGTGTTTTGTTTGGTAATATAGGAGTTATATCTAAAGATGGTTCTGGACTCATCATTCTCTTATCTGCCTCTACAGTTTTAAATAACGTGTCTATCCCTTCATAATCGTCGTCATCTCCCCCTTTTAATATGACACGCTTGGGATCTGCTATAGCAAGGTCAAGACCTGGTGTTGTTCTCTTAGAATGAAAGTTGATGTCACCGCTCTTATTCGGATTATATGGAGGTATGGCCTGCAGTCCGGGTGATACAGGGGTGCTAGGTTTAACCTCTACATCGGTAAGATAGTTTGTTTCTTGCTGAACCAAGAACCAATAATTAACGCCTAGTGTTGCGTCCGTTAATACTTTCTTATTACGTTCGAAACTTTCAGGGTCATCCTGATTCATACCCTTGACGTATTCTAGAAAGACAGGAGGATTCTTATAACCAGTAGAATAAGCTATTATCCTAGGCGAAGGAGTTATATTCATGTCCATATTACAGCAGTTTAATGTTGCAGATCCTTTTTGTTCAGGTGTGACATTCGCATTAAACAGATAAAACTTGATGTTGTTAAATTTCTCTCTGACAGTAGGGAACAAAGACAAATAATTGTCACTTACTTTGAGTTGATCCGTCATCAGCTTCGGGACACTTTCAGGGGTTTTTAAGCTATGCTGTGTTTCAATAAATACTGATCCTGTATCCATTGATTTTTTGCTACTGACAAGAAGAGATCTATAATCATCGCTGTTAAGCCATTCAAGCATTCTCTCAATGTCAACATAATTATCTGTCTGTAGTTCTTCAAAAAGATTGTCTTTCTGATTCTTTGTCATATTGATAGGCAACTCCTTGATAAACTTAGATAACTCGGGCTCTGTTAGTCCAGGATTTAGATCACCATCAGCGTTTTCGGATATATATCTATTAAATAAAGAAGTATAAAACTCTATATCCTCTGGAGTCATTTGTTTCTGAATGTTTATATCTGCATCTAAATCCTTGAACTCAGTCAAAGCATCGGGTTCTTCATCATCTTTAATTGACTTAGTTAGCTGGCGCTTAGTACTTATAGCCTCATCCAAAATTTGTTTGTCTATAAGCGCATCAAAAAGTTTGATTCCTTCTAAAAAGTCTGTTTCGCAATCAATATACATCTTAACTATGATGTCTCGGACATTGTCTGTAATATCTGATAGAGATTCACTTGTCAGTCTATTACTAATTATAAAAAGCCTTCCGCTAGATGGATTAGGATTCTTTATGAATACTCTACGTAAATTGTCTAGTAGTGCCTTTTTTTGTGTTTCAGCGTTCTTCATCATTTTGATTAAGTGATCTGCATATTTTTTAAATAGTCGTTCTTTCAATGTTCCGGTATATTCTCTGCGGTATGCTCCAGCATAGTCATTAATGAATTTGATTTTTGGATTGTCCTCGGTAGACAGCGAAGGATCATTTTCGTATACTTCTATTTCTTGCTGAGGATATAGCTGTCCAGGCGGATTCTTAATGTTTCCAATAATGAAGTCCTTAGTAAAGCCTTCAACGTTAGCCAATGTTTGTGCCATACCTGTCCCGCCATTATCTGAAATCATAATAGAGCCGTCAAATGCCTTGTATACTCTACTTCCCATTAAATCTTGAGTATTTGAGAACTGAGCTTCTTTATCACTGCATCCTATTGTGTTATGAAATTCTCTCAATGGTATTTGACAAAACTTTTTAATATCGTTAGGCATCACTGCATTACCCGTAAATGCTGTATAAAATACCTTCAGGTCTTTATCGTATTGTTCTTGCATCTCAGGCGATAAACCAACATATTCTCCCATCTTGTAGTCATATTTATCTTTATATAATCCTTCAAGTTCTGGTATACCTGGTTCATCATACAGAGTCTTATTCTCAGGTTTTCCTTGGATATCTATCTTAGTGGTTTTGTTCATGTCACAAAAGGTTGGTTTGATAGTTATAGTTGCTTCAGCATCTAAATCTTCAAGATTCATTCCATTCGCTAACGATGCAAGACGTGCATTACATAACCCCTTTATGTTAGTTTTTGTTATGTAGACGTCGGATGGTAGTTTGCTTTTACCCATAAGATCGGTTTGGTATTCATTAATCTTATTAGATATTTTGAGTTGAGGCAATTGCTCCGGTGTTGGTATGAGTGGATTAGCTTGGTCAGGCGTCGGCGAACCAGGTGTTACTGTTTCTGGAGTGAATAGTCCTGGTGTTATTGTAGGTGGAGTTGGTGTTCCAGGCGTGACAGTTCCAGGAGTTGGTGATCCAGGTGTGACAGATCCAGGTGTGACAGTTCCAGGAGTCGGTGATCCAGGCGTGACACTTCCAGGAGTGGGAGAAGGCATTTCTCCAGGCGTTACCATAAATGGTGTCGGTGTTCCACCTACTTTAATTTCGCTGGGTATTTTGAAGTTTTCAGCCTGTTCCTCACACGATGAGGGCTGATTCTTACCAGTTATGGCGCTGTAGGTATAGGTAGGATTTACTGTGGTTGCTATAGCTGCATACAAATGAGCAATCTGTATGTAGTATTTGGCTATACCAACACATAATTCATATTTCTCTTCACTGTTACTATTTTTGGAGTCCATTTCTAAGAACTTTTGTTTGTTAATAACACTGACTTCCATATTCTCCATAACTTCTTCTGGTATTTCTCTTGTCTCATCGCTATTTTCTGGATCTACAACATTTTTAAAACGTTTTTTGAGGAAATTAATGTCTATATTTTTGAAGTTTTTAAATAATGTATCCGCTGTCAATATAATTAATTCATCGCATTTCTCTTTATTCATTAAATTTACCATATCTCTAAAATTTTCCTTCAATATTAAATCAGTTGCAATCATATCCACAGTGTTTTCTAAAGTATCTTCTACAGTTTTCTTACTAATAGTCTTATCATCAGCTACTTTTGTTATTTGTGCGCCCATAATTTATATATATATTGTGATAAATATAAATTATAAAATTGAATTTAATTTTTTTTATATATCTAAAATTAAATGTCAAACGATTTAGGAAGAACAAAAAAAAAGAAAGGTGATAGAAAGAAGAAAGAGCAGTTATGGGGAATGTTTGAACAGGAAATATCTGGAACTCCTCCAACAATAGAATGTGTATACCGAAGTTCTGGTGAGAGAGAAAGTTGTGATCTATGTAAATCATCGTTATTGATAACTGATGAGGGTTATCTAGCTTGCACTAATAGCAAATGTGGATACATATACACAGACATTTTGGATCAAGGCGCTGAGTGGAGATTCTATGGTGGTGATGATAATCAAGGTCAAGATCCTACACGTTGTGGTATGCCAGTAAATCCACTACTAGTAGAGTCATCGTATGGTTGTAAGGTTGTCTGTCAGTCAAATACATCATATGAGATGCGAAAAATCAGACGTTACACAGAATGGCAGGCAATGCCATATAAGGAAAAGGCCCAGTATGATGAATTCCAGAGAATCCAGATTATGGGATCAAATGCTGGAATTCCAAAATTAATTATTAACGACGCCATGAAATATCACAAAATGGTGTCAGAACATAGAACGTTTAGGGGTCTGAACCGAGATGGTATCATCGCAGCATCTATCTATATAGCGTCTAGGACTAATGACAATCCTAGGACAGCACGTGAGATCGCCACTATATTCAGTTTGGACAATACGAGCACTACAAAAGGATGTAAGAACGCAATGACCATCATAAATGAAATAGAGCATGACAAGACAAATAATGACAAAACGCACTTCAACAATACTACACCTACTAAGTTTATAGAGAGATATTGCAGTAAACTTAATATCAATCAGGAACTTACAAAGGTATGTAAGTTTGCAGCCAGTCAAATAGAAAAGAAACGTTTGATTCCAGAGAACACACCACAGTCGGTTGCTGCAGGTATAATATACTTTATTGGAACAGCATGCAATTTGAATATTAGCAAAAGGGATGTCTGGCAGACCACAGGAACAAGTGAAGTTACGATCGGAAAGTGTCATACAAAGTTACTGACAATGCAGTCTCAGTTGATACCAGGTAAAATTCTTGAAAAATATAAGAACAGTTAATTATATAAATGTCACCACAAATAGTGTTCATAGTTCCATACAGGAACAGACCTCAACATAAGCAATTCTTTACAAATTATATTAAGATTATAATGAACGACAATATTGATTATGAAGTATATTTTTCTACTCAGACAGACGAGCGTCCTTTTAACCGTGGAGCTACAAAGAATATCGGTTTTTTAGCGATGAAAAGAAAATATCCATCAGACTACAAAGATATGACATTAGTATTCAATGATGTAGACACATTACCATATGACAAAAATATTTTCAACTATAAGACAGAGCCTGGTGTAATCAAACATTTCTATGGTTATACGAATGCTTTAGGTGGTTGTGTCTCAATAACAGGGCATGACTTTGAACGTATGAATGGATTTCCTAATTACTGGGCATGGGGTAAAGAAGATAATGTGTTGCAGGACCGCGCCAACAAAAAACAGATCAGGATTAATCGGAGCAACTTTTATCCTATAGGACATCCTAATGTTTTACAATTATTTGATGGTCTTGCACGTGTTATAGACAAGAAAGGGATAGAAATTGCAAATCGCGATAACGGAACAGATGGTATAAACAGTATAAGTAATTTAAATTATGACATAGATGGCAATCAAATAGTGATACATAGCTTTGATACAGGAATAAATTGTAAGACCATTAAATATGAGAAGTATGACCTTGGAAGAAACAACAATGGTGGCAATAAGTTTGGAATGCGTAACATATTCAGTAAGAATTAAGAATTCATATTAAAACCATTTATAGATAAAGAACATGATATTATAATGACTATCCTAATTTTTGATAAGTCCAAGAAACTGCCGTCACATCATAAATACTGCGATGATCCTATAAATGTTATATATCAATTTTTTATCCCAGAGTCAACAGAACGGTTAAAAGAAATTCAAACGGCATTGATCAAGAATGTCAAAAACAAGGCAATCAATAAAATATATCTACTAAACGAAAGGATCTATACAGACAGCGAATTAGGCATATCCAGCGATAAAATTGTTCAATACAATATAAAGTCTCGTCTGTCTTTTGCAATTGTGTATAAATTTGTAAATGAACACAATATCAAGGGTTTCAATTGTGCTATAAATAGTGACATCTATTTTGATAGCACTGTTAGTAAGCTAAGAACATCAGGAATAAACGAGACAAAGACAGCTGTTACACTGCTAAGGCATAATGTATTGGAAGCGAAGAATAGAGATGTTTTGAAGAAAGAAAATTGTAAAAGTAAATTATTTGGTCC